GAGGCAGAGCCAAAGTAATGAACTCCGTGGTAAACACCATGATTTGCCCTAAAAGAGTCACCACGATTCTCCTCATCACTCTTCTCCTCCTCAATATATGTATTTAAGAAGGTGTAATCTGTACCATCTGGGTATAAATCTAACAACTCTCTAATATTTTTCTCACTATAGCCCTTATTTCCTATAAGTCCGTGCAGTTCACGACCACTCATACGCAAAACTTCGCACAGATTCCCATCATTTATGTCAGTCGCTGAGGCTGATGGGTATATATCTAGGGGAGATACCCTCTTATTTATATATCTAAATTTTTTCTCTGTCTCTGGCTTACCATTTACCCACGTTAAGGCCTTCTTTTTTGTAATAATGGGACCCTTCATGATAGCTACTGGGAATACACAGAAGTCCTCTACGAATTCTGAGAGTGCCTTATCCCAACCACCCTCTGCTAGCTGATCTGCAATTATCTTTTCGAACTGCTTGACTTCCTTCTTTGCTATCCTATAGACCTCATCAAGAAAGGCCTCTTCTAGATCCTCTGCTAGCCTATTAGAATCCTTTAATTTAGTTGCAGCCTCTCCTACATCAGCTTGTTGTGGCTGTTGTGGGGCCCCTCCCTCTTGTGGAGGTGCTTGCTGCTCCTCTGGTTGCTGTTGAGAGAAGGCGTTAACCTGCTCCCTAAGCATCTCTTTAACATCTTGTGGTATCTCTGGCATTGGAGTTGGCTCTAAGGACCAAGCATTCTCCTTTGCAGGTAACATAATATCTCGAATCCATGACATCGCAGCCCTACATTTAGTAGGCGTAAGATTCATGTATATCTGAGATCCACCAGTCTTCTTTATCTTATCCAAGTCCTCGGGGTCATACTTACCATTGTATGCCCTAAGTGCTTGAAGCATTCTCTCTTCTATTCCACTAGTCTGTCTAGTATCTACATTTCTCTGAAAGGTTGTAGTTATATGGGAGGCGAGGGAGGACTGAGCCCTCTCATCAATAGAGTCTTCCATTGACTGGAGTTCCTCATTAGCAAGTGTCTCCATCTCTTGTACCTGCTGGGCATTTGCTATAAAGGTACCAGGACTATTATCAACTGGATTCATTTTCACTCCTCAATATCTTTACCAAAGACTCTACACGATTAGGAACCTGCTTGTACCACTTGTTCTTCTCAGCACTACTCTTATTCTTCCTCTTCATTTCTATAGTTGCTCCCTCTATATCCCCTTTCTTCAAGTCTTGTAGAAAGTTCTTAAATCCATGTTTAACGGTACCATCTGGAGCTACTCCACCAGCTACATTAAGGGCTCCCATATTAAAGATCATATCAGTTAGAACATATTGTATCTTCTCTGTTGGTTTAATATCATACTTAATCATAGTCTTTATAGCAGCACGAGAGGCTATTGCATAATCCTCTTTAAACCTCTTCATCCAGTAGTCATACTTCTCTTGCTCACTCCAAGCTGGATTCCAATTCTTAAAATCCTCCTTGGTAAACTTATGCCCTATCCCACCTGTTATATTACCAGTCGTATCCTTGTATGGATTTAACCTAAAACCCTCATGCTCTATAAGTTTTGCTTTCTTCCAGTCCTCAACCTTAGGGGCGGGCCAGTTCTTTCTAGTCGTTTGCTCGTGGCTAACAGCCATAGGTGGTTCTTGAGGAGGATGGCTAACTGCCATCGGAGGCTCTGGAACAGGTTTACTGACCGCTTCAGGCTCTTCTTGAGGAGAGATTCCATAAGCTTTAGGATCCTCGTGTGTCCACATATTATCGTCTACCATCTTATACCCAAAGATAACTTGATTGTTTTACCTGCCTTCTAATCCTACCCCTTCTATTCACTGCGAAGGCTTGTCCAGCAAAGGTATGAGAGAGTGCATCTGCTATATCTGGACTTTCATGCCCAGACTTCTTTAAGTCCTTCTTGGAGAGGAGTTGTAACTGCATTTTATTATTATAGAAATACTCCATGCTAGTCAACTGCTCTGCTAGATTCGTCTCCTTATCCCTACAGGAGACTGGCAGATCTGCCCCATTCTGGAGCCACGCCTTCATCTCACCCCACAGCTGTGAGCGTAAGTTGCAGTAAATGTTTGGCTGACTACTCTTGGTAGAGACTATAACCTCTACTACTGGTAATCCCAACTCCTTACACCTATCCATAGTACCAGCCCCAATACCAATAGCATCAATAAAGATAGCCTCACACTTGAAGATGGCATTATGCTCTGCTATGCGGGAGGCGACCTCCATTGTATCAAGACCCTTGAAGGATCTTATATCAAGTAGCTTAGGGCCCTGCCTTACTACGAAGACGGTCTTATCATCTCCAAAGCGGGCTACATCAACTCCCATGACCTTAGGGTAGTTGTGATAGTGGATTAACTCTAGGTTGTTCCTAACAGCCATCTCTATAAGATCTGAGCCAATGTACTGTGAGATACCTACTCTGGGGAACTGACCTAGTACACGCATCCTATACAAATCACTATCTGTACCATACGTCTCCTCCATATCCTCTATCCACTCCTTATTAACATTAGGAGAGTCAAAGGCGGAGAAGTATAACTTATTCCATCTACCTAAATCATCCTGGAAGATCTGGTAGAATCTACCACTACTTCTAACTGGGTTACTTACTTGAATGAAGCGTCCACCCAGTCCTGTTGACAGGGTAGCGAGAAGGATGTCAAAAGCCTCCTCTGAGATACCGGAAGCCTCGTCAGCGAAGATAACGTAATTTTCAGAATGACCTCCCTGGAGGGCTTCTTTATTTTCGACAGACGCAGTGACAAGCGATGCGAATTGCTCATATTTCTCCGAGTTAGTATATCGTACTGTCTCCCTAGTTACATCGTACATCTCTTGAAACTGAGGGGGCATACGTCTGAACCACTTCTTCATCTCTGAGTGGAAGACACGGTTTAACTGCTGAAAAGAAGGCGAGGTAACGAGAATCCTACAGTCCGGGAGGACCATTAGATAGAGGAGGGTGAGCATGGAGAGAACTGCAGTCTTCCCGCTGCCGGTACATGAAGAAACGGCAACCCTCGCCTTCTGATCATCTGCTAGGGTAACAAGCTCCCTCTGTTGTTCTGTGAGCTTCACCCCAAAAAGTGATTCTATTCCTAGGATATTATCTTTCTGCCACGCCTCCAGCAGTAAGTTAAATTCCCCCTGTGTTAATTTCCTATGGGACATTTACAGAGACTCTTCCCACCGGTCTAAGGCATATAAATCTAGGGCACTGAAGGTTGCATACTCCCAGGCCCTTTGAATAGTATCTGGTAGATTCTCCCACATTGGCAGAGTCTGCCCAGAGATTAAGGACTTGTTCTGGGAATATTCACAGTATCCATTGTACGCCCTCTTAGCATATCTACGTATATCTATAGATACACATTCTCCAGTACCTACTGCATCAGTATCTCTCAAATTACTCATAAATCTCTCCCCCACCCTCTATTTGCACAGGCTTCTTATAGGCCAGATGTGCCTCCTTTGCTCTAGCGATAAGGCGGTCCAAGACCTCATCACCATTTACATTCTCTACAATTACCTTATCCTCAAAGGCTCCCATAGTTCTACCCAACTGCTCTATCGCCTTCAATTGGGAGGTTAAGGAACCCTTATCACCTAGATTACCTAGTTGTTCAATTAGTTGGATAAGGTTGGATTGTATATACTCCTTACCATCCTTCAATACTCCGAGGTTCCTCTTCCTCATATCATAGATGTAAGAGGCTACATTAGGCTTCCTCTTCAGGTAAAGGGAGCGTAGATTACAGCCCTCCCTATAAGATTTAGGATCCCCCTGATTGAGCCCTATATTTAACTTACTTCTCTCTATAGCCCTTACATCATCTCCGTACTCCATAAGGAATTCAGCATAGAGTATCTCATAATCACTCAACATATCCTCCTCCTTGCTTAAACGCTCTAAGAAGGTTCCGTTGATGTGTTCGCTATCTACATACTTTGCTAGAAGTACCTTATGAAACTGTGGGTTATATGGATTCTGATTGTTAAGTAGGACCTTTGCCTCCCTAACATTCTGAAATTTCTGGTATAGGGTTGAGATGAAGGACTCTACACTCTTTGCACTGAGCTTAAATAGATGCCCTATCTGCTTATGGCTTAGGCTATTCTCCAGGTACTTGACTAGGAGTTGCCACCTCTCTGCCTCACTTAAGTCCTTTACTCCTCTTTCTGCCATTAAGTACTCCCTATTATGTGTAATTGCACCCTATACTACCTATATATACCGGAGGGGACAAAATGTACCTACAGTAGCTACTAGGGTAACTAATAGGGTACCTATAGGTATACCTCTATAGGTATAATATATAGGTATAATATACTAGTATTACCTATAGGTACTTAGGTACTTAGGGAATAGCTACAAGTTACAAAAAGTACCCCCCCTATGGGTACCTTACTTATAGTACCTCTATAGGTTATTCCTTAGGTATTCCTTAGGGTACCTAATAGGTGCCCCTTAGGGTACCTAAAATATAGGATACTGTCGGTCTCTGTGAGTGACCACCCCCCGTAGAGACCGGGAGTGTCCTCCGAGTTCCCGACTGGTATCCGCCAAAGTACAAAAAGTACCTCCCCCGGCATAATGGGCAAGCAGAGAGCACCCTGCGAGTAGCATAAGCGGTAAGGACGGTTAGCTCATCTTAGCGTCTTGGCTCACTACCAAGGTCCCCTAAGATTACCGGACTGAATGAAGACTCACTCCTCTTGGTGTAAGACTGGCAGGACACCGCCAGACACTGACCAGCTCTGGGATGGTGCAGCAGAGGATAGCCAGAGTCGGAGACCGAACATAGCCGAGTAGATAAGGGTGCCAGGACAGTCCTGAGGAGCATACGCCCCGAACGCAAAGCCTAACCAAGTCTACGGTTAGAAGACCGAGAGCTGATACTCCCGGAGAACAA